CTGGAAAAAGTCGTTGACAAACCCCTTCTTATTCAAGGCGTTGCCATGACAGCTGGGATGAGTCGGAACTTTAACATCTACACTCCTGAAGAGCTTCAACTCTTCTCACAGAAACTAGTTTCCGTACCGGTCTACGTTGAGCACGTAGCGGCGCCGAACGCTGTTGGTAAGGTGGTCAAGACGCAGTGGGACGGACAGAACCTTTGCTATGAAGCCGAGATCTACGATGACGAAACGGCTGAAAAAATTCGCAAAGGCCTGATTAGACACGTCAGCGTTGGGGCCGACTATGAGACCATAGATGTTCTGGATGGAAAAATCCCACATGGATTGCACGACGCGGAACTAAGCCTTGTCGCAGTCCCGGGGGTTCCCGAAACAAACATCCACGTCTTGGAAAAACTTCAAGTTGGAGAACAGGGTTTCGAGCCGATCATCGCCGGAGAATACATTCTTGGGTTCAGCCAGGATGCCTCGGCTTTTCTGCCCGAACACTTCAGCACGGTCTGGCTTGACAAGGAAAACGGAGTCTTGGCCATCGTGGGCAAGCTGCGGGCCCAGCCGCAAACTCAGAGGGTTCAGAGCATTTTCTTTGCGAAAGACCGGATGTGGGATGGAAACAAGATTCAAGATTGGCTCCTCCTACGCCCGCACTACACAGCTTCAACAGGCGCTTCACCGACGTTGCAGATGTCACCGAAACAGGGTGGCAATCCGTTGGAGAACGAGCCTGTGAGCGGTTCGACCGCACGTGCTCAAAGCGAAAAAGTCGCCACGGTCGAGAAGCTCGTGAGAAATCCACCGGCGGTTCTTCCCATTGAAGACGCAATAAAAATGATTCGAGAGGTTCTGCCGAGTCCGATGGTTGAACGCAGTTGGGGCTTTGGCCCGCAGAGACTCTGTCAGGAGTTGCGGAGTGTCGTACTGAACCTGCAAAGGAGGACTGAACGGCATGGATAGCCAAGGTGAAAACTGGTCTGGATTCCGAGAGAAAGAAGGCGGAAGAATTTGCAGGCTTGACTCTTCATTTTCAGCCATTTTCACGAAGGGAGTAGGTCAGGCTGAACTGTCTGAAACCAGTACGAAAGAAAGAGGAGTGATACTCTATGGCTGATAACACGGGCAAGACATGGATGAGCATAGGCGAAACAGACGACCCGGACGCTATGATCGTAACTTTCCCAGCGGGCGCTTCTATCACGAAGGGAGACCCGGTTTACCTCAGCGCTGACGATACTGTCAGCCCGGCGACTTCCGCTCAGGACTGCATCGGCATCGCTGCGCAGACAGTCTCGTCTGGAGATCCTTGTCCCGTAATCGTCAGGGGACGTGTGAAGGTGAAAGTTGGAGCGGTGGTTACTAGGGGCAAGGCTGTTCAAGGCGCAGATTCCAGCAGGAGAGTCCTTCAGTTGACGGATCAAGCCGTAAACGAAGGCGGCACAGGCACGTACACCATCTACTACAACCGAAGACTTGGAACGGCTCTTGAGTCAGCCTCAGCCGCAGACGACTTGATCTTCATCATGGTGGAGAAGTGACCGGCATGAAACCAAAACTCTTTGAAAACCTGGTGCAACGTGACGGCGAGTTTAAACAGTCAATGGAGAATCTTGGAAACAAGGCCACCACACACCCATTCCTGAAACGATACTGCAGTGTGGGCCTCAGAGAAGGCTTGTTCAGCGACACGACTGGTGCATTGGGGCGGATGCACGACACACTCGTTGAAGCTGCCTATCCTGAGATGATTGGAAGAGGCATCATCACCGTGCGTCCGACGACTGAAGCGATGGAAAGGTTTCCACTCGACGAGAAGGCCGTTGCCTACCGCTATGCCGAGGGCGCTGTGACCAGGCTGAGCGGGAAGAAAGTCAGCACGATTGACGTGTACACGAACATCCTCGCCGAAGCTTCTGAGGAGTGGACGAAGGAGTTCCTGGAAGACGCGACGTGGAACGTCATGGACAACATGGTTGAAAAGGTCGGCAGAACGCTGGGCGAGAACGAAACAAGCAGAATACTGGCTCTCTACGGGGCAATAGCAGACGCAGACCTAGCAGGCGGAGCACCGATCAACCACGGAGGCGCAGCGATGAACTGGACCGCCGTGCTTAAGCTTCACAACGCGGTCCGAAGCGAGAACTGGCGTCCAACGGTCATCGTGATCAATGAAACGCAGTTACACCAGCTGTTGAGCGATGACAAGTTCATCCATGCCCAATACCTTCCTGCAGGACAAACCGACGTCGAACAGGGAATTGTCACCAGCGTCTTGGGAATGAAAGTGCAGGCCAGCACGCTCGTAACCAACGGAACCGCGTACGCAATCGACACTCGCGTGGCTTCAGCTATGCTTCTTCGAAGAGACGTAACCATCGAGGACTGGGATGACTCGAAGACCGGAAACTTCGGTGTCAGAGCGACAACACGGTTCGGCCTAGGGATCCTGCGCAGCAAAGCAGCCGCCAAGATGACCAACATCAGCACGTCCCTCTAGGACTGAACCGTCCTGAAGGTCAGAGTCTAAGATGACGAGATATGAGGGTAGGTGTTCGAGATGCGGGAAAGTCCGGTACTCAAACCGCAGAAACGACAGCGTCGTTTGCGATTGCTGGCGCCACTGCCCAATATGCGGGGCAGACATGACTGCCTACGCGCCGGACCTGACGCCGAACGCCTACGGCCTTGACGGCAGAAGAGACTTCAGCGTTCTGATGGTTTGCACACGTCACTTTCCCCCATTTTACAGCACCCGGAAAACCTGTAGAGGTCGTTTGCACATGAGAAGATTACATGAGAGGTTGAGCCTTGCGAAAACGGTACTGCATGAGTTAAGAAGGAGTGCTTTAGGTAGGACTGAACTCGAAAAAAGAACCGTGAGAAAAAGCGGTACACACGCGACTTTTGAAGGCATTTTCAGCTATCTTGTCCAGAACGGTTACGTCCAGAAGAGTGAGCAGAGGCATCGCGCACCCTATGTGATCACTGAGAAGGGTGTCAAGCTGCTGGAGGGCCTGTAAATGGACAATCCTTTGAAGCGTCTAGCCGAGAAATTCCCTTTCAAGACGAAGAGCGGGTTTGCCTTCCCCCAATCCACCAGACTCTTTGAGACGCCGAGCATACCGCTCCGCGACGTGATGAAACTCTATGAGAGAGACCCAACATGCAAGGCGAGCGTGGATTTGTTGGCTGCCTCGGCTGTTGGAATGGGCTTCTACACTACGGTCAACGAGCGATATGAGAAGGCTGAGGAGGCAAAACGTCTTGTGGACAGATTCAACGAGGATGTCAACTTGGATGCTCTTTTTTGCGACATGGCCCGTATGCTGATCGCATGCGGGAATGACTTCTGGCTTAGAATTACGCCCGAGAAACTGGAACAGTTGCACCGGCTTCCGATAGACGCCGTTGAGAGGATCGAACAGAACTACCTTCACGACAACAGTCTGAAGATCCCCTACACGGTTGAAGGCTACAAGTTGAGGACCACTTACGGCGGCGAGACCATCGAGCCGCGAGCCGTTGTACATTGGCACGTCAATTGCCTTGGAGTGTCCGGTTTCGGAACTGGAGTTCTGCAGGTTCTGTTGCACTCTCTCGCCTTTCAGTCCGATGAAAGACCTGCGTATGCGTGGATGAAAGCCAAGATCGAGCGCATAATGCCCAAAATCTTCGAGAAGTATGCAGGACCGGACGTCTTGGCCTTGCTGGAGAAGGCTGATGAGAACACGATTCAGAAGTTTGAGAGCGCCATCAAGAGCCGCAGCGAAGAGGGAGCGTGGCTTTTCTACAGCGGCAAAGGAGACATTAGGCCTGTGACTCTTGACCCCCGCGCCCGCTTTGAATACTATGTTGAACACTTGATAAACCAGTTCTACCTCGGCTGCGAGACCCCACTTCCCCGTTTGTTCAGCACTCCAGGCTTCACTGAGGCTTCCGCAAAGGCGGCGTTGGACCTGCAGGCGATGCTCATCAAACCGATTCAACGCTATGTTAAGCGGCAAGTGGAAAAGGACATTTTTGATCTAGTTCTCGCTCAGGCTGGCCTTGAACCGACGAAGGCTCAGGCTCGGCTCAACTGGGGTTCTCCCAAGACTCCTGAAATAAGTGTTGGAGACATGTTGAAAGCTGCCGAACTCGGTTTGATTCGTTCAGAGGA